ATCGTTGATTAAATTGCTGATCTGATTAATTCAACCCTGTATCTTTTAACTCTGAAATGAGGAAATTATGGCAAACCTGATGAAAAACGAACCCAAAGGCTACGGCGCACAAGTCTCCATGAAGGGCAGCCCTGCCCCTGACATGAAGTCAAACGGCAGCGTAAAAAACAACATCCCCAATGCCATGACCAATAAAATGCCTTCTGGCAATGAATGCACTGGTGGCAAATCAAGTGGTGTTTGCTACACTCACGACCGCAAGTGCTATCAATAAAGCGTAAGCCCCACCGTGAATAAGACGGCAGGGCTTACTGACCAAACAAAAAAGGAGGTTTTGAATGGCTGAAATGGATTCTAATTGCGGGAACTGCAAATATTTCCGCGCACAGCAAATCATGGGCATCTGTCGGTTAAACCCGCAACAGGTGAACAAGCACGAAAAAGATTGGTGCGGTCAGCATCTGATTGTTGAAACTCAGGATGTAAAGGTCGATTTAGTCGCCTTGCCTGTTTACGATATAACCACCGATCAGATCACTCCCCCAAAGCGCAAATACGAGAGGAAAGCAAATGCTAAAGCCTCTGTTTGACAGGGTAGTGGTGCGCCCCCAGGTGCGGCATATCTCCGACATCATCTACATTGACAACAAAGAACCTTTTAACGAGGGAACGGTTGTGGCGGTTGGCCCTGATGTTGAGGGTGTTCAAGCTGGCGATTTCATCAAGTATGGGAATGGTGACTATCTAAAGTGGCCCACCCACAAGATTGATGGGCAGGATTATCAAATCATTCAAGAAGCGGACATTTGTGCGGTAGTAGAGGAATAATCATGGCAAAGCACGACAAGCCCATCCCCCACAAGACAACGGGCAAGGGGAAAACCTACAACCCCACCGAAAAAGGTGCGGGAATGACCGCTAAAGGCCGTGCAGAGTACAACGCTAAGAACAATTCAAATCTAAAGCCACCAGCCCCAAATCCCAAGACCAAGGCAGATGCTGGGCGTAAGGCCAGTTTTTGCGCTAGGATGGAGGGGGTAGTCAAAAACGCCAAAGGCCCAGCGGAACGGGCTAAAGCATCTCTCAAAAACTGGAACTGTTAAAGGACACACATCATGGGTAACTCAGTAGCAATAGGCGCAGCATATCAAGATCAAGACCTTAAAGGGTCATCCACGGTCTACGCCGCCGCCACATCAGGCCAGATTGGGTACAACACGGGTTCGCTTACGACTGCACCCGCAACTGTGACCCAAGCGACCAGCAAGTCAACAGGCGTGACCATCAATGCATCGGTGGGTCAAATTGTGACCAACAATGCAGCATTAGCGGCAGGGGCTGAAGCGGCTTTTGTGGTGACAAACAGCGCCATTTCTGCATATGACATTCCAGTAATTGCTATTGCAAGCGGTGCGGCAACGGCAGGAACTTACTTGGTTTCTGTGGTGGCAGTAACGGCTGGGTCATTTACTATTGCCATTACCAACGCAAGCGCTGGTTCATTGTCTGAGGCATTGACCATCAATTTTGCAACCATTCACGTTGCCCAGGCATGACCCCAGAGGTCATAAACAAGCGTCTGGAAGAACTCCAGGCGCAAGCAAAGCAACAAGAGGCAGTCTTGATTCAGCTTTCGGGCGCGATTCAAGATTGCCACTATTGGCTGGGTGAGTTATCCAAGGAGAAGGCAAATGCCGCTGATAGCAAGCATGACCCCCAAGGCGCTGAAAGCCAACATTAAGGCAGAGATCGCCGCTGGCAAGCCACCCAAACAGGCGGTGGCTATTGGCTATTCGGTACAGCGCCAAGCCATGAAAGAGGCTAAGAAGCCCACAAAGCGGAAAAAGTAAATGCCAACCCTTGCTGACATTTACAGCGCACTCAACACGTTCAAGCGCAAATCATCGGATTTTGTCCAGAATCCTGGGACAAGCCTTGAACAGATGCTGTTTGCCGCAAACGAGAATGCACGGGAATTCAACAAGAAACACGCACTGGCAACTGATTACACAATTGCCCAGGCCAGAGGCCAGCAACCCACGCCAGAGCAAACACAGGCCGAAATGGGGCTTAGAGATACCTTGACGGGTGCATACAGTCCAGGCGGCATGATTAGCAAAACTTTGGCGGCAAAATTTCCAAATGTTGCGTTAGATATTGCTGAATCACCAAAAGCCATTGATCTTTCAAGAATTGTTGTTCCTAAAGAGTTGCGGAACCAAGGAGTGGGTTCAAGCGTAATGCAAGATTTAATTGATTACGCTGATCAAACAGGCAAACAAGTTAGATTGTCTCCATCCTCAGATTTTGGTGGTAGTCCGACAAGACTTAAAAAGTTTTATAAAGAATTTGGATTTGTTGACAACAGAGGCAGAAACAAGGATTTCACTACTAGAGAAACAATGATCAGAAAGCCATTGGAACCAAATGATTGATAACTTATTAGATAAATATTTTGAAGGGCATTGGCTGTTTGACAGAATGCTAGTATTTATTTTTGGTTGCATTTTTGGAATATTAACTTACACATATCCATGGAAATGACTGAAGCAAAACGCCCTGTTGGTCGCCCATCCATGTATGACCCCGCATACTGTGAGCAAGCCATTGAACTTGGCAGAATAGGGAAATCAACTGAAGCAATTGGCGCTATTATTGGTGTGGGAACTGCCACTTTATATCGCTGGCGAGATGAGCATAAAGAATTTCGAGAAGCCTTGGACATTGCCAAGGATATGGAACTTTACTGGTGGGAGGAACAAGCCCAAGCCTACATGGTCGAAAACAAAGAAAGCGACAGACTGAACGCCTCATTGTGGTCACGGTCAATGGCGGCACGATTCCCCAAAAAGTATCGGGAAAGCGTCAAGCAAGAGATTTCGGGCGTTGATGGCGCACCTTTGCTCTCAGGCATCCAAGTCACCTTTGTTAAGCCCGAATGACTGATGTACAAGATGCCATTGCAAAGGCAGAGTTTCCTGTCAAGCTGCAAGGGTTGTTTCAGAAATCCCGTTACAAAGTTCTTTATGGTGGGCGAGGCGGGGCAAAGTCTTGGGGGATAGCTAGGGCATTGCTAATCTTGGGGGCAAAAAACCCCATCCGCATCCTGTGCGCTCGAGAGTTTCAAACCAGCATCAGGGATTCGGTGCATAAACTGCTGTGCGACCAGATTGAAAGCCTTGGACTGCTGGGGTTCTACGAGATCACCCAGGCCAGCATCAGGGGGCGCAACGGCACAGAATTCAGCTTTGTGGGTCTTAAAAACAACGTAAGCAACATCAAATCCTATGAAGGCGTGGACATTTGCTGGGTTGAGGAAGCCCAGACCACCAGCCGTTTATCGTGGAACATCCTGATTCCAACCATCCGAAAGGGCGGTTCTGAGATATGGATTTCGTTTAATCCTGAGTTGGAAACAGACGAGACTTACCAGCGGTTTGTGGCAAACCCCCCAGAGGATTGCATCACCATGCGGGTGAATTGGAGTGACAACCCCTGGTTTCCTGAAACCTTGCGCCTAGAAAAAGACTCGCTAAAGCAAAGGGATGAAGAAGCCTATAACCAAGTCTGGGAAGGTTTGTGCCGCCAGACGGTGGATGGGGCAATCTTTGCCAAGGAAATGCAACAGGCCGAGAAGGATGGGCGCATCATCAAAGTGCCCTATGACGCAACCAAACCCGTTCATGCTGTGTTTGACCTGGGTTGGTCGGATAGCACCGCCATCTGGTTCTTGCAGTTTGTGGGGATGGAGACAAGGCTAATCCGATATATTGAGGATGCCCAAAAAACCATCAGCTATTACCTTGCCACCATGCAGACATATGGTTATGTATACGATACTATCTGGTTACCCCATGACGCTGAAAACAAGACCTTGGCAGCGGCTGGGCGGTCTATTGATGACATTGTGAGGGCGGCAGGGTACAAGACCACCATTTTGCCCAGAGTGCCGATTCTGGACTCCATCAATGCCGCCAGGACGATATTCCCAAACTGTTACTTTGACCGCGAACATACCGCCGATGGGCTGGCTTGCCTGAGACATTACAGGTATGAAGTTGACCCAGACACGGGGCAGTTCAGCAGAAACCCGTTGCATGACCATTATTCCCACGGGGCAGATGCGTTTCGATACATTGGGCTTATGATCAAAGAACCCACTAAACGCAAGAAGCAAATGGTTGCCACAGCGGGTTCATGGATGGGATAATCGCCCAAAGGGGTTCATATGGCTTACCAAGACGAAGATGGCGCAAACGCCAAGATTACCGAAGCGATCAAGTTCTGGCGCTTGGTCAATGATTCGGACTCTACAAATCGAGCCGAGGCGCTGAACGACATCAAGTTTGCCGCTGGTGACCAATGGCCCGTTGAGATTCAAAATAGCCGAAATCTGGAAAGCCGCCCTTGCCTGACCATCAACAAGATCGATGCGTACATTCGACAGGTGACCAACCAGCAAAGGATGCAGCGCCCACGCATTAAGGTTCACCCCGTCAACAACCTTGCTGACTACAAGATTGCCCAGGTTATTGAGGGCATCACCCGTCACATTGAAGTCAATTCCAGTGCTGACACCGCCTATGACACTGCTTTTGACTATGCTGTCAGGATGGGCTGGGGTTACTGGCGCATCAATTACAAGTATGTGCGGGAAGATTCATTCGATCAAGAAATCTACATTGATGCCGTTGAAAACCCCTTTACCGTCTACTTTGACCCCAACAGCGTCAGGCCAGATGGGTCAGATGCCGAGCGATGCCTAATCACCACCGTCCTGGACAAAAAGATATTTAGGGAAATGTATCCAGGTGCAAACGATGGGGCTAACTTCCAGCAACGCAGCACAGGGGATGACACCTCTGCATGGGTGACCAAAGAGGATATTCGCATTGCCGAGTATTTTTACATTGAGCGTGAACGTGCCAAGCTGTATTTGCTGAGTGACGGCACAACGTCATTTGCTGATAGCGATGCAAATGATAGATTCTTTAAACGGGTTGAGGCCGCAGGGTTGACTGTGGTTGATGAACGGGACTCATTCCGCAAGGCCGTTAAATGGGTCAAGATGACCGCAATGGAAGTGCTAGAGGAAAAGACCTGGGCGGGTAAATATATTCCTGTTGTGCCTTGCTATGGCGCACAGGTCATAGTGGATGACAAGCGCAAGAAATACGGTCTGGTGCGATTTGCCAAAGACCCCCAGCGGATGTACAACTTCTGGCGCACCAGCATGACCGAAAGTGTGGCTCTTGCACCCAAGGCCAAATGGTTGCTGGCAGAGGGTCAAGACGAGGGCCACGAAAACGAATGGGCAATGGCTAACATCAAGTCCATGCCTGTTTTGCGGTACAAGCAAAAAGACATTGAGGGCGTACCAGCACCAGCGCCCCAGCGACTGCAACCCGAGCCGCCACCCGCAGGGATTATGGAAGCGGCGGGGGCAATTTCTGCTGATTTGCAAATGGTGCTGGGCATTATGGACCCCAATCAATTGCCAAGCGGGAATATCTCAGGCAAGGCATTGCAGGGCCAGCAAAATCAGGTTG